CTTTCTATTAATTTTTCTAATTCATTCATTAGTCGTTTACTGTTAAACTACACCCACCAGAAGTATTACAAAATTGATTTAATGAATAAGAACTATTGCTATATCCATTATTCTGGTTGAGAAACAAAGTAGTTGGATAATTACCATCTAGTGTTATAGTTGCACTGTGTCCAGAATTATATCCTTGTTGTCTAATATCTACATCGTTATAGTCATTATTAATAGTTAGGTCTAAAGTTTTTGACCCATCGTGACCTTGGAATATACCAACATCATTATAGTCACTATATATTTTTAAATCTATTGAGTGAGCACTGTATGCTTGATTGGGTGAGCCATTTCTTTGACTCATATAGATGTCGTTATTATCTCCTTGTAGATATAACTTTTGATTATGATTGCCAGCTTCTTGACCATCATATGCTGTATAATTTGTGTAATCGTTTGAGTATGTGCCTACTCCGAATCCCATGAATATATCATTACTATCACCATCTATATCTACATGTGCTGTTGAAAAGGTAGAAGTTGAAACAGTTTGTTTTTGTGTAATCTTTAGGGAGTTATTATTACCAGAGATACTAGCAGTTTGATTATGGTATCCTCTAATTAAATTATTACCAGTACCATCTTGAATTACTTCTAAGTTAAAATTATTTCCTGATTGGTTTATATAAAGTTCGCTACCGAATGCTTCAGAAGCAAACAAGAACATCCAGGCAATAACTATGATGCTACTGATTCTGTAGAATATTGATGACATTATTGTTTCCTCCTAGTTCGTAATCGAATACTGAAAAATCATTCTGTGTGAATGAAATTACATAACCATATTCTTTATCTAATCTAAGTTCAAAAAAGTTTCCTGCTCCCTCTCTAGAATATACCCAGTTCGGATCTTCATCTAAAATTATTACTCCAGTCTCAGGATCTTTCCCTAACTTTACATCACCTGTAGTTCTCTTTTTATCAAACTCACTTCTCATCTGTAAAGCAAGTTGTTCATTAATTTGTTTTAAGATATCGACCAAAAAGTTTTGTTCTAAAAAATCTATATCTAATCCAGTCACCCACTGGTCTTCTTCTTCCTCTAAGTAATCTACCTCTAGATCCTCAAACTCTAAAAAATCTATGTCAAGAGCATTTGCTACTTTATTATATTCGCTTCGCTCTTGCTCATCTTCTATCTCTCGTGGCTTTGATATAATAAGTAAGTTTCCTATCATATCTTCCTCTAAATCTAAGAGGACTGGCTTCATGGGTTGTGAAGACACAGTACCGACCACTGTTGCTTGAAATGCTTGGTTAAGTATTACTTGACCTACATCTGACTCTACTGATATCTCACCTACAAAGCAAGCACCAGTAGCATCGCAACTTGGTAATAATATGATAGTAGAGGATCCTATCTCATCTACTGTCATACTAAAGTCCGTTCCCCTTACAGCGATAGTTGCTGTAGGAGTTGTAATGTTTACATCTTGCCTACTATTCTTGGCAATCTGTCCACTAGCATACCTTATAGTTCCTAAACTTGCTTTTAAGGACAACTTCCCTTTTTTAGTATTAGGATCGTAAACAAACTCATCGATGATTAGTTTAGAATGTTCTGTGACATCTACTCTTGTATCATCTACGAAGTCAATAGAAGTTTTACCTTTACCTGTTTTCACAGTATCATAACTGAAGACATCTAAATCTTCTTTGGTACTTACTTCTTCGCCATTGGCTTTTCGCTCAATGACACCATTTCCTTCATGAATTTCTACATTGCCGATGCTGGCATGACTTAATTGTGTCATAGCCAGCACCAGAAATATAATTACAAACCTAGACATATTAAAAAGTTATCATCAAAAACAGCATAATGCTTGGATCTTCTGTAAATAAATTAGTCAGTTTGACTGATATCGATGTCATGATTATCTCCCGAAGTTGTCAGGGTTATCATTTGGTCATTAATACCAGACTGAGTTATATCTACATCAGCGATACCACCAGTATGCGTATGTATCAAAGTATGTCCATTGACATCACCATTACCATCTACATCTATCAACCAGTTGTTAGTGTCACCATTCACAGTAATAGTCAAGATGGCACTTGTACCATCGATAGTGGCAGCCACGACATTACTGTCGGACCCACTTTGACCTACTATATCCACATCAGCATTACCTGCTGCTGCAGTTTGACCAATATCTAAGTCGATGTCGTTTGAATTACCTGTAAAATTAACTACAGCATTAACAGTTCCACAAGAACTATTATTACCTGTGCTATCACAGTTCAAATCAACATTGTTTGAATTACCAGCCAAATTAATTGTGCCAGTATAAGTAGCACCATTAATCTGATAAGTAATCACATTACTATTACCGACTTGGTCAATATCCAAAGTAGTGGTGGCACCTGTCGAACTGGAAGCAGTAGTAGAATTACCGATAGTGTTATTCTGACCATCTTGAGTAATATCTAAGTCAAGTGTATCACCACTTTGTGTGACATAGACATCGTTAGCCAGAAGAAAATTACCAGCAAATAGTAAAGGGACAATACATAACAAAGTTTTTTTAATGTATTCCTTCATCTGTTTCTTTCTCCTTAAATTTCCAGAGTGACTTTTGCTCGCCCTGTTTTATTATTTCTATAATACAGTATTCAACTGCAGATCTTATAGCATAATTAACAGGTTCGTTCGCACTCACCCCACTTTCAACCTCTATCGCTCTTGTTCCCATATCTATAAACCTAAAAGCATCAACTCCTGTCTTATGAGATGCGATAGTTTTTGTACCATTTACAGCTAGGATTACTTCTCCTGTTTGTACTGCTACAACTCTCATTGAGACAGTGACTTGGTCAACTCGGTACTCTTCCGATGCACCGATACCAAAGTACCTTACTCCGAAACCACCTGTATCAATATTAGTGTCATAGGATACAATCCCACCCTCTAATATCAATCCAGCAAATAATAAAGGTTTCAAAGAATTCTTATTTGCTTCAGCACCCTCATACGATTCTCTAGTAGATCGTATCAGTTGCCTTTCTTTGACGAGGTTTTCTAAACCACCTCGTTCTACAACTTTAAACCATGTGCCATTACCAGCTTCTTTTAGTGCTTGTATTACCCACACCTCTGGTCCTTGCGTCACAGCAGTTGATAGTTGAGAAAACTTGGCACTTGGTTTTCTCTGACCAGTTTTATCCATAAAGTTATAAACTGCTATGGTCATTATATCATTATCTAATGGTGGTAAATCTTTTAATAATTTACTCGTCGGAGTACCATGATGGAATGGACCCATCTCTTTGTATTCATTATACTTCAGAGGTGTCGCACATCCTACTACAAAAAGCAGAGACAATAATACTATACTCCTACATAATTTTTGCACTGGGCAACTCCTTTTAAAATACAAAATCGCCGATAGGTACACTCATGCTTGTCACAGAACCATTCTCGTCTGTAATAGTGAGAGTGATTATCTCCGTGGTTGTATCTTTAACCCAGTAAATAGTAGCACCCTCAACTTCTGAAGTACCACTCGTCGGACAGTTCGTAGTTGTACTATCACAACTTTCACCGAACATGTTATCAACTAACTGCTTCGACAAGTTAGCATAAATTCTAGATTCTACATTCTTAATAAACTTCGCAACTGTAGTGTTCTCTGCATCTCTTTCTGCTCTTGCAGCTTCACTCTTTGCGTCTTCTATCACATCTTGTTTCCTTGAGTATGATAATTGTTCAACACTCAAGACATGAGAGCTATAACCTTGCTTAGAAAAGGCAGGATTACCAAACTCAAATGATAATTGGTCAGCCATTGCCATGGTTGGCAACAGCAAAAGAACTAAAAATCTCATATAATTATTTAGCATTTTCTTCCTCTTTTGAGTCTTTTTTTTCAGCATTCTCTTTTAATTCTATGACTGTGTTGACTTTACTTTTCAATCGTATGATATCGTTATCTAACATACGAATCCTATCTATCAGAGCAATCAATACTGTATTTGCTTCTGCTAGTTTACCATCTATTTCTTCTGTGATGTAGTTATAGATAAACCAGATAAACCATCCCATTCCTATAACAGCTACCACAGGAAAGCCATACTCCTGTATAATTTCTATCACAGCATTGCTCCTAGAAGGAATGCTATAAAGAATGATATACAAGATGCGATAACCACATCAGCACCAGTATATGTGTATTTTGTTTTATACTTGCTTAGTGGTATCCCTTTATTCTTTGGCTCAATCACGACGAGCATCCTCCTTACCATCTGCACGAGATATTCTTTCCTCGTCAGGTTTTAAATCTAATGAATGTGAGATTAATAAGTCAAGTTTAATCATATCATTGTTCATGTTTTTGATACGATTATCGAGCATTGTAATTATTCCGTGCATAGTGGAAACTTGGTCAGTCACTCCTGCAAGAATGTATTTTAAAATGATGTAGATAAACCCACCGAGCAGGATACATCCTGCGATGGGAAGACCCAACTCGCCGACTAATAAAAATATATCATCCATAATTATTTTATTTTCTACTCATGTAAGCAGACATTCCCATGTATGCTCCAACTACACCAGCTTGTGCTATGTAAAATAGACCAAGTAGATCGCCGAGTGCTTCGACTCGTTCGTTGGACATAAAGGGAAGGAATAAAAAGAATGTGAAGCCAAGCATGGATATCATTGCTACCCATGCCATAGCTTTCTGCGTATCTGCTTTTTCTTCAGCAGCTTCTGCTTCTTTGAGTAATTTTGCAGCTTCAATCTCTTCTTTCGAAGTGACTCCATCGCCATCTAAATCAAAATCTTTTTTTGCCATCTTTTAGTGCACCTGTAATATGTTAAACACATCATTACGAAAAGTTCACCCTACGATGACTATTTAGGTTTTTCGCTATCTTTCTTAGCTATAATTTCCTTAATATCAGATCTTAATTCATATGCGTCAGGGTTGTATGGTTCGTTGTCTGGATCTACTTCTTTTGGCTTTTCAACAGGTGCCACAGGTTTCTTAACCACAGATGGTGTATCAAACTGTTTACTTAGAGTCTCTAGATCTTTCTCTCTATCCTGTTGTATTTTTTGCCAATAGTATTTCGCATCATCACTGACATTGAGTATATTCTCAGGTATCTTTTTTCGTCTTGGTTGGTCAATCATACCATTCCAAGCGATAAGTAAAGCCACAGCAAGTGGGTCAAATACAATACATAGAATAATAATTACCCATCTTACAGCATCTTCGAGTACCGATTTATCAGCTTCCCCATAAACTAACTCTGCAATATATTTAACTGGACCAACCTCAGCTTCAAGTTTACGAAACTCTTTTTCATAAACCATTTTTTCTTCGATTAATCCATCAACTATTACTTGTTCTTTTTCTACATTTGCTTCAAGTATAGCAATCTTACCATCAATATCATCAGTCTTTTGTTCTGACTGTACACGATATGATTTAATAACATCAGTCAAGTCTTTTATCTGACTAGCATACTTGTTATCAATATCAGTAAGTTCTTTTTGTAGTTGAGTATTGGCTTTGTCTACTTCTTCTTGCTTTCTAGCATTAGATCCGAAGCCAGTAATAGTTTCATTAATTGTTTTTAGTTTTTGATTATACGCATCGTTTACTGCTTTCTTTTCATCAGCTATACGATCGTATATACCATTCAGTGTTTCTTGTTCGTTTCCTATTTGTACATCAACTCGTTCATTATTAGGTTTTAGCAACCTATCTATTTCGCTATCCCACCTGTCGATTTTAACTTGTGAACGAACAAGTTTATCGTCTATACTTTCGGCGAGTGCTATCTGCTCTTCTGATAAAGCAGTTTGCTCAATATGTGCCTTTGATAAGAAACCAAAGATCCCCATACTTGTAATAAACATAAGGAAAAACACTGCGAACATTAAATATGATTTGAGCAGGATCTTACATTCGTCCCAGTATCTATGTAGATAGACCACTGTGACCAGCTTTCCTACTTCCATGGCAGACCCCATTACTATAACTGGTATCACTGCTGCAGCAAATATAGTTGCCAACCCAATAATTGAGTAGTATGCAGCGATAGCTGAAATAGTTAATGCTGTCCCCAACATTAATATCTTCATGAACATAATTGTCCTCCTTTGTAGTGGGGACCGAAGTCCCCACTTTGAATTATAATAATATAATTCCTATGCCAATTGCAATCAATACAACTGCCATAATTTTTTTCTTATAGTCCATATTTTTATAACCGAACACAATCGTGTCCTTAGTATCGACTATCCATTCTTTAATGTCTGTTAGATTCCACATATATTATCCTCCTATATTAGATCTAGTAAATTTCATCATAATATTCTCGTTATAATATCTGTATTCACCATCAGGAAGTCTAGCACTCAACACATCTTTTTCAAACATTATCTTGACTTCCCAGTAATTTACTTCCCCACGAGTTTTACAAAGACGAAGAATCTCTCTGCGAAAGTT